ATATAGGGACGGTAAAGGTAAGCTTCGAAAAAAGAGGAAATAAAGATGGCAAACAACACAACAAATGAAAACAACGAGACAGGCGGTAATGTAACCGAACTTCTCGAGAGTGTGGAAGAATCAGGACTCTTAGATAGTCTGATGGATGACCCAGTGCTTCTAGCACTAGCTGCTTTGGTATTAGGTCTTGGTGCTTATATAGCATATACCGTACCAGCAGTTAAAGCGTTAGTCTTTAAATACTTAAAGAATAATGAAGCAGAACTAATGTCTCTATTGGATAAGCATCTAACCGAGACCCAGATGAAAGCATACGAAAAGCTGGATGAAGCAGCTCAAAAGCACGTAAAGGACTCTTTGGTTCGAAATGTATTGCTAACCGCATGGGATGAGCATGACGACAAATTAACCGCATTGGTTAAGAGTGAAGTCAAGTCAGCCCTTGCCGAAGGCAAAGCACTTTGAACGTAGAGAAATACGAGCAGCGGTTACGTCAGAGAGTCGGAGAAGCAGAATATGGTCGTCATAAAGAGCTTGTCCGTCTTCTGGCGCGCAATCTTGCTCTTGAAGATATTTTGTGGGAGGAAATTCTTATATGTATTCGGGATGTTAACGCGCGAACAAAGCTCTTGCAGCAAAGAAATCAAATCGTTCGTGACATACATACTGAATTCCGAGCGCTGAACATTGAAGTGCCCACACAGGTAGAGAAAAACACAGAAAGCTTCGGAGCTTTCTTGGAGGATTTAACATATGATGAAGGACCAAGCACACCTAAAGACCCTATTGACAGGTAAGGGTGGTTTAGATTCAAGGAAATTAGAGAATATATTCAAGAAGTGTAGACAAGATAAAGAGAAAATGCGTAAATTGGTACGTGCCTTCTGTTCTGCATATCTCATCGACGGTAAACAACGCCCACTTAGATTGAGGCCACTCCAAGAAGATATAATATTAGAATCACTCTTATTAAGAGATGACGATAGGCAAACCAAATTAGCCATCTTAGCTCCACGAGGTAGTGGAAAATCTTTCGCTCTCTCGGTAGCTGTAACTGTCTACATGTTTTTTAATCGTTTTAGGGATTTAGTTTTTATTCTAGCTCCCACTGAAGACCAAGCAGCACTTATATTTAATTATGTGTATAGACACTTTGCTGACAATACATTCTTAGATGGCTTAGTGAAGAATTATAAATTTCATAATAAGCCCAATATAACACTTAAAGGGGGCACAGTAATGAGAAGGGCTCCGTTGGCGCCAAGTAACCAAGGACAAGCAATCCGCGGACAACACCCTACGTTCTTAGTAGTTGATGAGTCTCCTCTCATCGACGATAAACTATTTATAGACAACGTAGAACCAGCGATAGTTTCAAATAGGGCCCCGTTCATAAATTTAGGTACACCAAAGTCCAAGGACAATCACATGTACCGTTATTTATATGATGACGCGTATGTGAGTACCTTCGAAAGAATGGTGTTTACATGGAGAGATGCAGTGAAAAAAGGAGATGCTTATTCAGCTCCTTATAATGAAGAGGACATGTTAGAAAAGATGACGGAATGGGGGGAAGATTCCATCTACTGGAGGACGGAATACGAATGTGAGTTTGTAGAGTCGGTATCGAACGTATTTAATCCAGAAAAAATAAAGGGGTGTTATGATAATTATGAACTTAGTCGATTGGATGGGGATGGACTCACGGGAGGAAGCAACATTACTGTTGGTGTTGACATTGGCAAATCTGTTAATTCTACTGTCATTAGTGCATGGACCCTTGAAAAATCTGATGACGGTAATTTGGCAAGGCTTATATACATTGAAGAAATCAATGCCAGAACTGGTGGACACGATATTCCATACCAACGTAAACGTATTATGGATGTTACCACTCAGCTTGGGGCTAATCGGCTCATTGTGGATTGTACTGGTATTGGTGGGGCGGTGGAACATGATTTACGGTTGGCGTGTTTAAATGTTGGTGTTCATTTCGTTGCTTTCGTTTTTACGGGAGGTCCTAAAGGTACTAAAACTCAAATGTACAGGGACTTTGTATCGTATATACAACAAGGAAAGGTAAGAGTACCCAACCCCGAAGGGTTAAAAATAGACGAAGCTAGGTTGATTCAAAAATGGACACGTGAACATATAGACTTGGAGTATACCATGGATGTAGCTAATAAGACAGAGAAGATTGCAGCGCCCACTGGTAAACATGATGATTATTGTGATAGTTCAGCGATGGCTATTCACGCGACGTTGAGTATGCTCCCTATGTCTGGTAATTTTGCTAAAAGCATAGTGTCTTCTCCCATTAATAAAAACCACAATATAAACCAGAAAACTCATTCTGGCGGCCCATTATTGTTGACCACACGTAGAAAAGTGGCATTAAATAAGCAGCCACTGCGTGGAATCTAACAAAAACTTTATATACTCATTGTGATTAGTTATTTAAAGCCATGTCGTTTATAGATAATGTTAGACGCAGGTTTGCCTCCGTTGGAAGCAATCCTCCGTATAAGGAAGACGACCCCCGAAGTTTTGGAGAGGGAGTTATTAAGCGCTTGAAAATTAATCGCGGATTTGGTTATGGAAAGCAGGAAAAGGACTATGAACCCCATATAGGTAAAAATAGAGCCTATATGAACATATACTTATCTGACCCCATAATTAGAACCCTTATTGATTTACCATGTCTCTATGCTGTTAAAGACAATTTTGATATTGTCACAGAAGATGACAAACTGCGTGAAGAACTTGAAGAGATGTTTAGAGACATCAATATAGAAAATATTCTTTACGGGTGGTTGAGAAATGCACGTATTTTTGGTACAGCCTATTTAGAATGGACAGGAGATAATCTTGTTTTACGTTCTAGCCAAAACATGTTTGTTAAGAGGAATGAGCACGGACAAATAGAATACTACTATCAAAAAATAGGAGATGATAAAGAGAATGTGAGGTTTGAGGAAGAGGAGATTATTGAATTGAAGAATAATCAATTTGATGATTTTGCTTATGGATTATCTGATATACACCCCATTATTTATCTCGTGGATTTAAAAGATTATGCTGAAAGAGATATAGGAGCAGCTCTTAATAAATACGCATCCAGTCGATTTGATGTAAGTGCTGGTCTCCCTGATATGCCGTATGGACCTGATAAGATAAACGAAATAGTTGAGGCGTTTAATACATTAGCTCCCGGCGAAGACATTATACATGGAAACGACATTATAATAAAAGAATTACAAGGAACACAGAGAGCCTTTGAATATGGAAAATACACAGATGATATACTTGATAAGATTCATATGGCTTTAAAGGTTCCAAAGACTATGTGGACGGAGCCTGAAAGAGCACGTCCTATTTTTGAACCATATGTTCGTTATTTACAGACTATGGTTGAAGGAGCAATTAATGCTCAGCTTATGCCACAATTAGAAAGTGGTGAAGCTAAATTTAAGTTTAGGCAAATTAATGTTGAAGATGCATTCACTAAAGCCAAGACAGATATGATTTATTTGTCTGAAGGTGTATTATCACCCGGTGAAGTAAGAGAAGAGCGTGGTCTTGACCCTGAAGGAGTTGTTGAACTAGATATGGAAACTTCTGAGGATGTTAAGGCATCTCCTCTAGAAAAAGGAAAGAGTGATAAGAATGCAAACATTTCTGGTGGAAAGAATAAAGATAAGAAAGAAGAATCCGCTAGAGCACAAAATAGGGGCAACAAGCCCTCCGCAAACGCAACAGGTGATAGAAAATGACATTTGAAAAATGTATGATGTCTGTAAAGACAACACTGAAGAAAAGAGGTTTTGATAACCCCGAAGAAATTGCAGCTGGCATGTGTAGCATGTGGGCTCAAGAGAATGGCGTTGAGCGGGAATTTGCGGAAACAACTAAAGAACCTACTCGCAGGTCATTCGCACTTTCAGTAGGTGAAGGTGATGATATGATATATAATAGTGAAGAGGGAGTTGATTCTGTATCATTCCCTGTCATCGCTATTACATCCGGTCCTCATGAGTATGAGGAAGAAGGAGAACAACACAAAGTTTATATAGAGGGGGGGATGTTAAAAGATAATATAGAAAGTTTTAACGAGCTTCCTATTTATGTAGACCATCAAAGAACAACTGAGGATTTAATCGGCATGGCAACGAGCCCTGAGTTGATTAAGATGGATAATGGAAA